TAGTAGACAGCGAGACTACTCCCGATGTTAGCGATGACGATATCCCGTTCTGATGACGTTATTGTATGAAGCTACGTTTCCAATCAACCCCGTAGCAGCCAGCCGACCTAGAGTAACCACCAAAGGTCACTCGTATTACGCTGGTCCATACAAGAACTTTCGGAAAGATATTCAACCCCTCATTGAGGAGCTGGCCAAGGGCTTCGTGCCCTTGGTCGGCCCTCTTTCGGTGGATGTAGATATCTGGGTACAACGTCCTAAGTCTACTAAGTTGCTATCTCCCCGAGCCGATATTGATAATTATTTAAAGGCTATCTTTGATTCATTCAATGGAATCTTATGGGAAGATGACTCGCAAATCACAATCGTACATGCTATGAAAGCATGGACTGAAAGCAACGAAGTAGAGGGTTCATTCGACATCCGTATAGAAAAAGACTGGAACTTCGATGAGTGAAGACAGTTATGTTATTGCTAGAGAGCAATGTCCCAAGTGTGCATCTCAAGGCCACGACAACTCCGAGGACAACCTAGCAAAGTATAGCGATGGTCATGCATACTGTTATAGATGCAAGTATTATATGAAAGGTGATATGATTTCAACACCACGACAACCTATCGGCGATTGGAAGCCTTTGTACGGAGACTACTCCGATCTCCCAGACCGTCGTCTAAATGAAGAAACACTGCGGAAGTTTGGCTACCAACAGATTAACCATCCTGAGAAAGGATGCATCCATGTTGCTAACTTCTATTCCAACGGTACTCTTGTAGCACAAAAGTATCGTGGTCCTGACAAGCAGTTCAGGTGGCGAGGCGAAGCTCGTAGTGCTGGCTTGTTTGGTCAGCATTTGTTCGATGGCAGTAACAGTCGTCGATTGGTTATCACCGAAGGTGAGATCGACGCTATGTCGGTTTACCAAGTCAACGGTGGCTGGCCTGTTGTATCACTCAATGGTGGTACTGGTAATGCAGAGAACAATATCAAGGATAACCTAGAGTGGATCTCTAAGTTCCCAGAAGTTGTTCTTATGTTTGACAGCGACGATGCAGGTCGAGAGGCAGCCGTTAAGTGTGCTCAGCTTCTACCGCCTGGTCGTACTAAGATTGCATCACTTCCTAGAAAGGATGCTAATGAAATGCTCCTTTCAATGGATGGCAAGGGAATTGTCAATGCAATCTTCCAAGCCAAGCTCTATAGCCCAGATGAGATCTTACATGTCAAGGATATTGCAGATTCAGATAATGAAGACATGCAAGTCTATGCCTATCCTTGGGACAAGCTTAGCGAGTTCCTTCTAGGCCAACGCAGCGGTGAGGTTAATCTGTGGTGCTCGGGTACTGGTTCAGGTAAGTCAACAATCCTACGTGAGATTGCCCACCATCACCTTGAAGAAGGTCGATCGGTAGGTATGATCATGCTAGAAGAATCTCCTGAAGAAACCAGAGATGACATGATCTCCTTGCTTATCAACAAGCCGGTTAGAGCAATTCGTGCTAATCGTATTATGAATGATCTTCGTAAGAAGATGGGCAAGGATCCTATTAACATTGAGTTTTTTGATGATATGGATCATGAGGAATACTCAGCAGCAAGAGAGCATCTTGAGTCTACCAACCTGTACATCTATGACCATCTTGGTAACAGCGCAATGCAAAATATCATGGCTCGTATGGAGTACATGGCTATTTCATTGGGCGTAGATGTTATCATTCTTGACCACATTACTGCACTGGCTGCGGGATTGATGGGACAAGACAGTGACGAGAATCAGAGCGAGCGCATCCTGATTGATACTGTTATGAAGCAGCTTCGATCTTTGTCCGTTCGAACTGGTGTACATGTTGATATCGTGTCTCAGCTTAAGAAGACGGATAAAGCTTTTGAGGAAGGTACTAGAATTACCTTGCAGGATCTTCGTGGTTCTGGTAGCTTAGCGTCTGTGCCAAACACCATCATTGCACTTGAGCGAGATCGTCAAGCAACGTGTGAGTATGAAGCGAATACGACTGTCGTCAGAGTTCTAAAGAATAGACTCACTGGTCGAGCAGGCGTAGCGTCTTGTTTATATTATGACCGTAAGAAGGGTAGGCTCCAAGAGGTGCCTTTCCAAATCTCTGAAGGTCATGTCGTTTTAGATCCTAATAGTAAGTAGGAGAGCAGATCCCGTGCGACTGGTATTCGACATCGAGGCTGATAACCTGTACTGGAATGTCACGGAAGTATACTGTATTGTAGCTCACGATATTGATACGCGCCAAACATGGAAGTTTACACCTGAAAATATCAAAGAGGGTGTTAGATTTATCATGTCAGCGGATACCCTCATCGGACATAACATAGTTACTTTCGATATTCCCGTTTTAGAAAAACTATTCAACGTGGAGTACAAGGGCAAGGTACTAGATACGCTCGTCGTTTCTAGGCTTATGTATCCTGATGTAAGACAGCATCCATTTGGAGGCAATGGTCTTAAGCAGTGGGGTCAACACCTAGGTAACTATAAGATTGAGTTCAATGATTGGTCGCATTATACAGAGGAAATGCTTGAATACTGTGTCCAAGATGTGTTACTGAACTACGATATTCTTCAAGCTCAGAAAGACTTTATCAAGGAATATGAGAAGGTTGTAAAGTTTGAGATCTTAGTTGCTCAGATTTGTTTCAAACAACAACTGCATGGGTTTGGCTACGATCTTAGTAAAGGCATCGACCTTGAACAGATCTTGGCCATTGAACGGGCTGATCATCTAGACCAACTTCAATTGATCTTTCCTGACAAGGTAGAAGAACGATGGTCTCAAAAGACTGGTAAGCAATTGAAGTCTAAGATTACTCCGTTTAATCCACAGAGCAATATCCAAGTCTATGAACGTCTTATTGAAAAGTATCCACATGTTCGTAAGATTATTCCAGAAACTGAAAAGGGGAATCCTCAGGTTGATTCGTTGGTACTGGCTGAACTATCTAAGGCTGGGGTCACCGAGGCTGAGCAGATTCTAAAGTATCGAGATAATCTAAAGCTTGAAGGACAACTGAAAGATTGGAACGACAGAGCATCCAAATCTAAGGATGGTCGTATCCACGGTGAAGTAAACACCCAAGGTGCTGGAACAGGACGATGCACTCATGCTAATCCAAACGTGGCTCAAGTGGCCAAGGATAAGCGAATGAGAGCGTTGTGGAATCCCGGCATCAAAGACTATGTACAAGTTGGTTGTGACTTGTCTGGTCTAGAACTGAGAATGCTAGCACATTATATGTATGAATACGACAACGGTGCTTATGCCGATGTTATCTTGAACGGAGATGTTCATACAATGAATCAGAAAGCTGCTGGTCTTGCTACAAGAGACCAAGCTAAGACCTTTATCTATGGCTTCTTGTATGGAGCTGGTGATGCAAAGATTGGCACCATTGTAGGTGGCAGTCGTAAGAAAGGTCAGGAACTAAAAGAAAAGTTCTTGGCTCAGTTACCAGCACTAAAGAAAGTCCTTGATGCCGTTCAATGGTCTTTTCTTGAACGAGGTGAGGTTCAACTTCCTGATGGGAGATGGGTCAAATGTAGATCCGAACATGCAGCTCTAAATACTATGCTCCAAGGCGCCGGTGCCATTGTATCCAAGTATTGGATGGTGGTAGCTAATGCTAGGCTTAAACATCTAGGCAACAAAGTAATTCAAATGGCATACGTTCATGACGAATTACAGTTTGCTGTACATAAAGATGCAGCCGACGAGGTCTGTAAGATCTTAGAAGCAGCTAGCTTAGAAGCTGGTGAACGTCTTGGAATCAAGATGCCGATTCATTCTGAAGCGTGCATTGGTTCTAACTGGCAGGAAACACACTAATGCCTACTTGGTATTCAATTAGAAACAGACTGGAGGCTGGCGAAGTAAGAGCCAGAAACTCCTTTGAACGATTCTTAACGTCGTTCATCACTTCTTATGGATGCTTGGATGTATGGTATAGATCCGTCGCTTCAGACTCTTCGGAGCTGGAGTGTCGGATCTTTTACATCCAATCAGATGATTCCTATGTAGCTACAGAGACATGGGAACGTACGGGGGAACGCCCTGAGTTCTGGCTTCAGATGAAAGGCACTGCAGCCACAATCAGAGCCACTATTATTTCACTGTTACCTTACATTTCACAGCTCCATTCAAAGAAACGACACGGCGAATGGAACTTCGGACCAACAGAACCATTCCTTGGTGAAGGGTCTATTACTGTTGATGTAGGAGGTAACACAATTATTACTGGTAGGTTTGGCGACATTGCTTTGTATAGCAATGGAGTTGAACTTGACTGGGAAGATATTGTATGGGACTTTGATGGATGCGCTACAACAGCAACCTGTCCACCAACAACTTCTGTATGCTTTTCAAACTTAGGCTATCCTATTGAAGATTGTACAGGTACAGTTGGAACATGTGTACGAGGTAGCTGTGGATCGTGGATTGCAACGTATCCTGAAAGCTTAGCTGAGTGCGACGGTACTTGGTATGTTGGTGAAGACCTAACTAGCAAGACTGGTGATTACTGGGATACTGTTTTCAGTTGCCCAGATCCAACAGGAACTTGTGTTACAGGTGATTGTACACTTGGATTTACAGCATCCTATCCAGTAACAGAAGCAGCTTGTACTGGCGACTGGTTTAAGGGCGTAGATCTTTCTAGCGAAGGTCCAGCTTATTGGGATGAATACTACAACTGCGAAGATCCAATTGGATGCTGTGTAGTAGGAACAACTTGTGACTGGGATTCTATTTCTGTTACCACTGAAAGCGAATGTACTACATTAGGTGGCACATGGACTGAAGGAGTTAAGGGTAAAGAATGTACAATAGCACAATACGAAGAAGACAATAACTGTAACCCAGCTCCTCCGCAAAGTATTTCTTATGTAGTTACTTACTATGTAACTGATGCTCAGTTCTCAGCGCCTTTATTTCCCGGTATTGCAAGTCCTGCAGGACCTGTGTTTGATACTTCTGCATATGAAAACAATTGGTATACACATCCAGCTGTTACACCCGGTTCCCAAGTAACATGGCCTTTAGCACTACAAGCTTCGTCCCCAGATTTTTGTGCAGGTTATACGCTTAATAACTATAGCTATAATAAAACACAAGTAAGTGGTTCGTTAACTTTGATTTACAACTTTAGTTATCTTAGTGGTGATGAAGACGAAGCTGTATACGGTATTGATAGTATTGTAGGACACCCTGGTTTTAATTTAAATGACCAACTCGTAACGTTTAACACCGATGTTTGGTCGGATGATGCCTGTTGTTTTCCTTTTGATTGCTGCACAACAAATCCAACGTATTGCGAAGGTATACACTACTATCAGCACTTGGGTACAATGACTACAATCAACGCTACCTTAAATGGAACACTAACTCGTACTTATAACGCAATTACAGGCAATACTGATTACGCTGGTACAGTAACAGTACGGCCTCAGGATACTAGTCTAAGTAATACTACTATTGAATTTGGCTCTAATGTCTCATACTTTAGTACAGGAATCACAGATAGCCCTTCAAAGTGGGTTTCAGCTGGCGCTGCTAGAGATGATTACCCAAAGAAAATTCACATCGGTTCTGTTACAATTCAAAATAATACTGATGTATCTTGGGGAGATAATCTTGTCCCTTACACTTATGAAGCAGGAGGAGACGGTCTATTCTTAGCTGGTGTACAAGCATATCGTCTTACTAATACAATTTTGGAAACAGCATAATGCAAGGACTAGGTGACTTACTTTATTACGTCTTTCATTACACAGGCATTCATTGGTTAGTGCATAAGTTTAGTTACTACACTGGCTTTGAATGTGGATGTAATGCTCGACGTAAGAAACTTAATAAGAGATTTCCTTTTAAATGAAACATAAAATAATTCTTCGTGGTTGGAGGGATATCAACAACGATTGGCGATCTAGATGGCTTCGGTATGGGACTGGCGATGAATTAACTCACTGTACCTTAAGCGTTGGTGACTTAACTCTCCATGTAAATTACAAAGGAAGTAACTGGTATCCGACTCATCGTTTGTTTAATACCTACGATAGCTACTTTGAATTACAAGATGCTATATACATAGGCGAAGTAAAACGACCCGTTTATATCAAACCAGATCCGGGCAGTACATGGCAGGTTATCAAATGGAGATATCTGTTTGGTCCTCGACCTAATTGCTGCACTACGGCGTGTATAGACGCGTTAAGACAAAACGGAGTCGATTGCCCTGAGCTTATAATGCCACATAAACTTATTGATTACTTTGATAATGATTATATTAGGCCTGAGCGGTAAAGCTCGGACAGGAAAATCAAGACTATGTAAAGAATTATACGATGCAGCTGAGCGTTTAGGTTGGGACATTGAAATCAAACCGTTTGCCGGTCCCCTAAAGAAACACGTTGTGGAAACACTAGGGTTTACGAAAGAAAGTAATCCTAGTATGTATCGCAAGTACTGCCAAAAGATTGGCGCTGAAGAACGCAAGAAAGATCCAGATTATTGGGTAAAGCTATGGCATAAAGATATGCTAGAAGAATTCAAGACTGAGATGGAAACAAGCGAGCGTCCTGTTCTGTATTTGGTAGACGATGTGCGATATGCCAACGAGATTAAGACTCTTAATAGACCGGATGTAAATGCAACTATCTTGTTTGTTAAGCACGGTAAACGACAGATTGAAGATCCTGACGGAGCATGGAGACAGCACGAGTCAGAAAACTTAGCTAACACTTATGAAAAAAGTCCAGATGAATACTTAAAGAACGAGGTTGGTTATCACTTTGTAGTGCATAACGACAAACCAGAAGAAGAGATTCAAAAGTGGGCTACTAATTTCATTAGTTACTTAGCCGCATCTGATCCGTGCTTATGTGAAACATGTGTTGCAAATTATGAAATGCGAGAACCAAACATAGACAAAATAGATGAGGAGCTAAAAGAGTTTCTCAACGATCTTTTAGGAGAAGAAGATGAAGAAGACGGCGATGCCTGACGTTGCTATTCTAGATGCAGATATCATTGCGTATAAGGCAGCGTGCTGGGCTGAAGCTCATAGTTCTTCTTTGTCGGATATCAAAGATAGACTATCCTTTGATGTTAACTATTGGACTCCTCCGGGTTTGTCTAGACGTATGCTGGCATTTTCTTGTAGTAGGCAGGATAATTATCGTAAAGATTATTGGCCAAGCTACAAAGAGAATCGAACAGGTAAGCCAAGACCTAAGTTCTTAGAGGTCTGTCAAAGGATCCTTCAAGAAACAGAGCAGACCGTTGCCTTGCCTCGCCTTGAGGCAGACGATATTGTGGGCATCGGTATGAGTTCTGGGACTATGGTTGGAGTCAGCCTTGACAAAGATCTTAAGTCTTGCCCTGGTTGGTACTGGAATCCAGAAAAGCTGGACTTCCCTATTTATATTAACGAAATAACAGCTAATCTATGGTTTCATAAGCAATGGCTTATGGGCGATTCAACAGACCACATTCCGGGTATCCCTAAAGTTGGTCCTGTTAAGGCCCAAAAGTTATTGGACTCTGTAACCCACGTTAACTGGACTCCCCTAGTCTTACACGAATACGAAAAGCGAGGCTTTGATCTGGATTATTGTCTGGCTCAAGCCCGTTGTGTCCGTATCCTTCGAGATGGAGAGTGGGACAAGGAGGCCAAGGTCCACGTGCCTTGGTCTCCTTGCTGGGGCGTTAACGCCTGAGTCTAAGAGAAACTAAGAACTAAGCTATACTAAGCAAAGGAGAGACACTTGAATAGCTATACTACTAATCATAATGAATATACAAATGAGTCTTCTGTAACAACCGAGAGCCAAGTATTCTACATGCCCTCGATTAAGATCTATACATATCCAGACGCTAAGATGCCAACGGTAAGCACCCAAGGTAGCGGTGGCTTGGATCTATTTGTATATGATTATAAGGTTGAAGATCATCAAACTACCGTCTTTACAGGCGCTCATGTGGAGATTCCCCTTGGGCACGTAGGCTTGGTAATACCTAGGTCTTCGACTGGAACCAAGGGATTCCGTCTCAAGAATACGGTTGGTGTCATCGATGCTGACTACCGAGGCGAGATCCGCCTTGTATGTGATAGATTTGAGAACGAGGAAGATGTAGTAGAGGTGGGAGTAAAGATTGCCCAGCTCGTTATTCTTCCTGTATGTCCATTCCCCGTGGAGCAGGTATCAAGTCTTGAGGATTTAAGTGAAACAGAAAGAGGGGCTAATGGATTCGGTTCAACAGGACTTTGATTATTCAGACGATTGGAGTGAGTTTAGTAAGTTCATCCATCTGAGTAAGTACTCAAGGTGGAATGAAGATAAGAGGCGGCGAGAGACTTGGGGCGAAACAGTAGACCGCTGGTGGGTTTGGCTCAATGAGCAGGCCGCCAAGAACGGCGTTACTGAAGTTCCGTCTTTTGTTAAGGATCTGGTCTATAAGCGAGAGGTCATGCCAAGTATGAGATCTCTAATGACTGCCGGTAAGGCAGCTAACAGAGACAATACTTGCATCTTTAATTGTTCATATCTGGAGTTGGACTCCCCAATTGCATTAGCGGAGCTGCTGTATATTCTTATGAATGGTACAGGAGTTGGCTATAGCGTGGAGAAGCGGGTCGTTGATAAGTGGCCCGCTATTCCAGAGAACATTGAACGCAACGAGGGCCACTATCTTGTAGCCGGAGATAACAAGGCAGGCTGGGCGGACATGGTTAAGCAGTTACTAAATTGTTTAATTAATGGAAAGCACCCTACATGGGAACTCCATAACATTCGCCCTGCTGGTGCCAGACTTAAGACCTTCGGAGGGCGCGCATCTGGTCCCGAACCCCTAGAAGATTGTCTTCGGTTTATTACCAAGACAATCTATGGGGCAAGGGGCCGTAAGCTGCGTCCTATTGAAATCCATGACATGGCTTGTGTCATTGCTAATTCAGTCATCGTT